GATGGTTCTAGACGTAATGCTTCTTTCGGGTCGATGATGTCCGCACGAATTCCCGCCTGCTTACACGCCTCGACAAATTTAGCCTGATAGCTGAGATCATCCTCGGGTAAACTTAGGAATAAACCATCTGTTTCTTCTACACAATGACTGGCAATTTTGCGGAGCGTCATATTCTCTTTGATACATTCTTCTGCGGACTCTTTGTCGGTCACGGCGTAACGGGCTCCACTGTGCAATAAGCCGTGATTTCTCCCCGTGGCACCGGTTGAGATGTCGAATCTTTCCAATAGAAGTGTTTTTATACCCCTGCGAGAGCAATCTCTGGCAGTTCCGGCGCCGGTAGCGCCACCTCCGATGATTATCACATCAAACGATTGTGTAGTTTCGTTCTGCTTCATGTGTATGAAATTTTATTTTTCACCACAAAGAAATGAATAAAACGAAACATATCAAAATTAAAAAGTAACTTTTTTACTGGAATCGAAACAAAAGAAAAGTGTTTTGGTTTCGATTGAAATAAAGTAATCTGGAAAAAGAAACATGTGCAGATCTTGTTTCAATAGATTCTGAATTCCATATTAAGAAAACCGAAGGATGTGATTATTATTTAATTCTTTGTGTTATAGAAATATATGTGAGATAGTTATGCGAAGAATTGTTACTATAAATATAGTATATGAATTTTGTGTATAATAAATAGGTATACCTGAGAAATACAAAGAGGAGACAAAAGCATAACGGGAAAATGCTTTGTCTCCTCACATCACCAACCGATTAACATACCCCAATTGCTTGGGGATTTCACCAATAATCGCTATATTTGTAACAAACGATGTACGAAGATAATACAAACTTGGATGGAAACAAATTTATGTTGGATTATTTTCGACAAAGTAACATAATTTATAGTAATTCTAAATAACACGATATGTCATTTTCAGAAAGATTACAAAAGGTAATGGACGAGCAGGGGTACACAAAATATAAAGTAGCGAAAGCTTTACATATGTCTGCAACAACGATTTCCAACTACTTAAAGAATAAAACAAAACCAGATACCACAAAGTTGGAAGTGATGAGTCGTTTATTGGGAGTAAATCGAAGATGGCTTCTAACAGGTGAAGGTGACAAATATCGTAAGGGCAATGCAGCAATGACGGAAACTTCTGGAGATCTTTCTGTACGGGATAACGACGAACTCACGGTTCGCCATCTTGTAGAAATTGTAGACAAACAGGCGTCCTCATTACAAGCTAGAGATGAAGAAGTCAAAAAGTTAATGACAATGAATGAAGTCTTGTTAGGAAAGTTGACTATCTTGTTGGAAAAATTGTTTGAAAAGCTTTAAGCGTCATACAATATTGGATTATATAAACTCCCTGTAATTTATCTTTGCAAGATGAAATATAGAGATTGCATTTTTATTTCCTTTCAAATATTGAAATATAATAAAGAGTTTGTTCAGTTACTTATCCGTTACCTTGATTTAGCAAGCTGCAAATATACTTTAAACAATTCTTGCACTTTAAGTTTTACTTTTTAGAGATGAAAGAATTGCTTTTTATATGTACTCTTGAATGATAAATGATGCAAGAGTAAACTTCATTATATCTAAAATTTGTCAAATGGGAAGTGTTTGCTTTATTTCAACTTCTTATCAATTATAAAAATTAAGAATTATGCGTAGTACATTCAAGTTGTTATTTTACGTCAAGCGTAACGTTCCCAAAAGTGATAACAGCCTACCATTAATGGGAAGGATAACTATAAACAAGGGAATTGTTCAATTCAGTCTTAAAATGAGTGTTCCCCCTGAATTATGGGATAGTAAGGCAGGGAAAGCCATGGGAAAAAGTGAGAAAGCGAAAGATATAAACCGGCAGTTGGAACAAATTCGGGTAACAATAAACAATCGTTATCAAGAAATCATACAAGCGGGTGGAGGTGTTACAGCAGAACAAGTAAAAAATGCTTATTTGGGAATTGGTATAAAGCAAGATATGTTTCTCAAGTTGTTCGCTTGGCATAATGAATTATTTGCTCGTAAGGTAGGTAACGGTCGAACCCTGAATACGTACAAAAAATATTGTAATCTTTATAAACTAATGCAAGCTTACATTCTGAAAGAATATAATCGTGAAGATATATCATTAAAGGAATTAAATCTCTCTTTTATTAACGGTTTCGAGCATTTTTTACGCACGGTCCGGGGGTGTTGTACAAATACAATTTGGTTGTATATGATCGGAGTAAAGCATATTATCTCTGTTGCACGAAATGAAGGTTTACTTGTTGTTAATCCATTTGCAGGTTATATGATCAGTCCTGAACAAGTGGATCGGGGCTTTCTTTCGGAAGAGGAACTACAATTGTTAATGAAAGCCCCCATGAAAAATAAATCCTATGAGCTTGTACGAGATCTGTTTGTTTTTGCGGCGTTCACGGGATTAGCCTATTCCGATATTAAAAATTTAACCAAGAATAACCTGCAAACATTCTTGGATGGCCATTTATGGATCATCACGCGTAGGCAGAAAACAAATGTCGATTCGAATATCCGACTATTGGATGTACCCAAACGAATAATTGCAAAATATGAAGGTAAGACCGGGGATGATCGTTTATTTGCCGTTCCAAGTAACTGGTCATGTAATAATATATTGAAAAATATCGGTAAACAATGCGGATTTAAGATTAAACTTACTTTTCATGTTGGACGCCACACCTTCTCGACTTCGCTTACATTGGCGAAAGGTATGCCCATTGAAACCGTAAGCCGAATTCTAGGCCACACAAATATAAAAACCACGCAGATTTATGCAAAGATAACGAACGAGAAGGTGAGCAGGGACATGGAACTTCTTTCACAGAAATTAGCTGGATTAGAAAAACAACTAACAGCGACAATCTAGGCTTGTCGTGAACAACAAAAAGGATGAATAAATTTGTGAGGTTTTATCCATCCTTTTTATGATACAAAATACAAGTTAGAATAGCTACTAAGGCATTACCTCTTTATCAATCGAATTTTATTAACATACTTGTTTTTAAGTTATTAGGTGGTTGTAAATGGTTTTTACAATAAAATCTAATAACATGTGGAATTTTTTAAAACCAGCACCTCACAAGGATTTATTACCGGAAGGTAAGATCGACTCGACTTACAAGAGCCTGCGTTGGCAGGTCTTTGTCGGAATCTTCATCGGTTACGCCGGCTACTACATCGTGCGGAAGAACTTCTCGATGGCGATGCCGTTTCTAACAGACCCCGCCGGACCTTACGGGTTCGACAAGGGATCGCTGAGTATCGTGTTGTCGTTGAACGCGGTGGCCTACGCCCTGTCGAAGTTCTTGATGGGGAGCGTTTCGGATCGTAGCAACGCGCGGGTGTTCCTTCCCCTGGGGTTGGTACTGGCGGCCCTGTCCATGATGTTCATGGCCGTGCCGATCGAGCTGTTCGGGGCAAGCACGACTTCCATCGTGATCATGGCGGTGTTGAACTTCCTGGTCGGGTGGTTTAACGGGATGGGATGGCCTCCCTGCGGCCGGGTGATGACACACTGGTTTTCCGTGAAGGAACGCGGGACGAAAATGTCTATCTGGAATTGCGCCCATAACGTGGGTGGCGCTCTCGTGGGCCCGATGGCCGTGTACGGGGCCATGTGGTTCGGGTCGTGGTTCTACGGGGTGGACAGTTCAAAGTACTTTATCATTGGTACCTATATTTTCCCGGCGGCGGTGGCCCTGTTCGTGGCCCTGCTGGCGTACGTGTTGATTCGTGACACCCCGCAGTCCTGCGGGTTACCGACGATAGAGAAATGGCGGAACGATTACCCCAAGAATTACAGCGAGAAACAGGAAGAGGTCCTCACCACGAGAGAGATTTTCTTCAAGTACGTGCTGAATAACAAGATGTTGTGGTTTATCGCCATCGCTAACGCCTTCGTTTACATGGTTCGTTACGGTTGCCTGGACTGGGCCCCGACCTACTTGAAGGAGGCGCAAGGGTACGATATTAAAGAGGCCGGCTGGGCTTATTTCGCCTACGAGTTTGCCGCCATCCCGGGCACGCTTGTTTGCGGGTGGTTGAGTGACGTGGTGTTCAAGGGACGCCGCGCTATCACGACGATCATATTCATGGCCCTGGTGGCCTTGTTTATCTTCCTTTACTGGCAGTTCTCGGATAACTACATGATCGTCACGCTATCCTTGATCGCCATCGGTTTCTTCATCTACGGCCCGGTGATGCTTATCGGGGTGCAGGCGCTTGACCTGGCTCCCAAGAACGCGGCCGGGACATCGGCCGGGTTGACCGGGTTCTTCGGGTACTTCTTCGGGACGGCTATCCTGGCGAACGTGGTGATGGGATACGTGGCGGAAAGTTC